TTATAAAGCAATTAATTTATAAAATATATATAAATAAGTAGGTATTTATTTACTTGAATTTCATTGTTTATATAAAAAAAATGGAAAAATATGTAATAATTATATGTTATAATAATTGTAGCAAGGATAATAATCGAAAGTGCGAAGGGTGATTATTTTCATATTAAACGCCAAATTCCAAATAAGGAAGGAGGTGAAATTATATGATAGGTTTTTTATTAAGCATACTAGCTGGTGTTATATCAGCTTATATTTATGACAAAATAAAAAATCACCCAGACGCCAATAAGGGTGATTTAAAAAAATAATATTTTCACTTAACAACTGAAAATAATCACTCTTTGTAGGAGTAAATTATTTCCTTGCTTTTATTATACCACAAATTGGTACAGATATTCAAAAATAATATTTTTATGATATAATAAAAATGTAGAGATTTTGAAGTGAGCGATATTTGTTACAAAATATGGCTTAACACTTGAAATCTAAGATGTTGAGGGTGCGTGATAAGTGTTATCAATTGCACTATTGCCCGCTCACTGCAATTTTAAGAGTATTGTATATATGTAGGTATTGGAAATGCTAAGTTTATTTTGGGGTTTTAGATTAACTATATGGAATGTAAATGCTGAATCCTCAATTTTAGGGACTGTTCCTGTTACGAGTTTTAGATTAACTATATGGAATGTAAATTTTTCTAAATTCTTCTGGTAATGTTTTTACTTTATTAAGTTTTAGATTAACTATATGGAATGTAAATTTCATTGACCAAACATTTTGTTTACATCTAATCGAAAGTTTTAGATTAACTATATGGAATGTAAATCAAACAAAAGAAGCACAAGAACGACTTAATGATTTGGGTTTTAGATTAACTATATGGAATGTAAATGTTTTAGAAAAAGCTTTAAAAAGTTATGAAAACTAAAGTTTTAGATTAACTATATGGAATGTAAATTCAGTTTTTCGTTTGATTGGCTCTATCTTTAAAAAAGTGTTTTAGATTAACTATATGGACTTAAAATTAAAAATACTGAAAAACACTTACTTTTATGGTAGGTGCTTTTTTATATTAAAATCTGTGTACTTAATTGAAATATTTGGTAAAATATGTAAGAATTGTATGATATAATAATTGTAGCAAGGAAAATAATAATTGAAAAGTGCTAAGAGTGGTTATTTCCATATTTGAATACCAAATTCCATAACGGAAGGAGGTGTAACAGTATGGTGATAAATTTTTTATTGAGTATACTGGCTGGTGTTATATCAGCCTTCATGTATGAGAAAATAAAAAACCACTCAAAGGCCAATAAGAGTGGTTTAAAAAAGTAATTCTTTAAATCAATTTTGATGGAAATAGCTACTCTTGTATAAAGTAAATTATTTCCTTGCTTTTATTATACCACAAATTGGTACAGATATTCAAAAATAATATTTTTATGATATAATAAAAATGTAGAGATTTTGCAGTGAGCGATATTTGCGATAAATTGAAGTTTAACAGTTGCAATATAAGGTGTTGAGGGTGTATGATAAGTGTTATCAATTGCACTACTTATGATTCACTGCAAATTTGAGAGAGATGCGTATGTGTAGGTATTGGAAATGCTAAGTTTATTTTGGGGGTTTTAGATTAACTATATGGAATGTAAATAATTGCTCGACTGTTTGTTGATAAACTTCTCTTAAATGTTTTAGATTAACTATATGGAATGTAAATTCATTTGTATTAATTGAAATATAATCTTGTAATTTCGTTTTATATTAACTATATGGAATGTAAATAGTCCTCCAAATTTATTTAAGACATCCACGAATTTGTGTTTTAGATTAACTATATGGAATGTAAATATTGATGACTTTAGGAGTAAGCAGAGCTAATGTTACACGTTTTAGATTAACTATATGGAATGTAAATTTCGCAACTTATGATGGTGAAATGATTACATTAACAGGTTTTATATTAACTATGTGGTATGTAAAGGGAACATAAGGTAAATCATAAGAAACTCAAACAAGAATTTTATATTAACTATGTGGTATGTAAAGATCACTTTTTCTCAAGCTCTTACAATGATGAAAAAATTTTATATTAACTATGTGGACTTAAAATTAAAAACGCTAAAAACACTTACTTAAAAAGTAGGTGTTTTTTATTGAAAGTAGGTGATTATAATGTAAAAATTTTACTAATATAGTATAATATTGTTAAAGAATATAATTTAGGGGGATATTATATTATGAAGAAAAAAGTATGTTTTTTATTTTCTATTCTTATAGTTATCTGTTTAGCTATTGTAGGATGTTCTAATTCAGAAAGTCCAGAGGAGAGTAGTAAAAATAATGAACCAAAAAAAGAAGAAAAAAAGGATAAAGAAGTAGTCATAGGAGAGAAAATTATTTCAGATAAAATGGAAATCACTATTAATAATATTGAATTCTCTTATGATGTTTTACCAAAGGTTAAGGAAAGTTTATATACACATTATCCTGCTGAGTCAGGCAAAGTATATATTGATATTGCTGCTGATATAAAAAATACTCAAAAACAAGAGTTAAATTGTTCAGATTTACTAACTATTGAAGCAAATTATAATGATGGGTATAAATATTCATCACAAACAATAGTAGAAGATGAAACAACAGGTTTTACTTATGATAATATTACCAGTATCGACCCTTTAGAAACGAAGGGAGTTAGATTTATAATTGATTGCCCTGATGAAGTAAAAACAAGTGATAAGCCGCTGGTATTAAGTTTTACATTTGATGGGAATAAGTATGTTTATAAAATGAAGTAACTTATTTAAAATGAATATATTATAGTGATAAGGAGATATTTTATGAATGATACAGTAGAATATATATTTTGTAGCGAATGTGGAGCAAGGTGTTTAAAAGGAAGCAAATTTTGCAATGAATGTGGAACAAAAATAGATGATGTAAAAATACAAAAAGAAAGCATTACTAAAGATAAGGAATATGATTTAAAAGGTGTTGATTTACAACATATAATGCAAGAAACAAGTTTTATAAAAGCTTCATCTGTAAGAAGATTGAAAGAATTAACTGGAATAGAGTTGGATGATTGTAGAAAAATATTAGAAGAACCATATCAAAAATATTATAATGAAAATGCTGATATGCTTGAAGAAAAAAGAAAAAAAGAAGATGATATATCAAAAATTAGAAAAGCTAAAGAGGAAAAGAAAGAAAAAGAAAAAATAGCTTGTTGCCCTGCATGTGGATCAACTTCTTTGACAGCACATAAAAAAGGTTTTGGCATAGGAAAAGCTATAACAGGAGCTACTATAGCAGGAGGCATTGGTCTCGTAGCAGGAAACATAGGAGCAAAGAAAGTTAGAGTTACATGCTTGAGCTGTGGCAAGCAATTTTGGGCAGGTAAAAAATAGATATATTAAGATTATAATAAAGAAAAGGAAGCGCTTACTAAATTAGTTAGTGCTTTTTATTATGTTTAAAATAATAAGAAAGGAGAGTGAGGAAATGGCTACGATACAGACATCAATAAAAATTTTTGACGGAATGACACCCGCTTTTCGTAATATGACTAATTCTATTAATACAACAATTAATAGTTTAGAGAGGTTACAACAAAGATTGCATAATCCGCTTAACACAGGTGGGATACAGACTTCTCAACAAAGTTTAAACAATATTGAAAGTATTCTCACAAGGATAGAACAGAAAATTGGAAAAGCAGATGAACAACAGAGAAGATTTAACGAAGATATTGACAAGGGGGCAAACTCTACAAATAATTTACTTGGAAGTGTTAAGAAACTAGCAGGAGCTTATATGGGATTAAAGACGATAGGAGGATTAGCAAATTTAAGTGACCAAATGACGAGTACAAATGCCCGTTTAAACATGATAAATGATGGTCAACTTTCTGACGGAGGATTGAATAAAATGATTTTCCAATCCGCTGAAAGGTCTCGTGCATCTTATTTGGATACGGCACAGATAGTAAGTCGTATAGGTATGAATGCGGGGAGTGCATTTAGTAACACTAGAGAAATAGTAAGTTTCGCAGAACAATTAAACAAAAAATTTGTCATAGCAGGTGCAAGCACACAAGAAATGAATTCAGCATTATTACAGCTGACTCAAGGTTTAGGAAGTGGTGTGCTAAGAGGTGAAGAATTAAACGCTGTATTTGAGTCAGCGCCTAACATAATCCGCAGTATCGCAGATTATTTGGACGTGGACATAGGAAAAATAAGAGGTATGGCATCGGAAGGTATGCTTACAGCAGATATTGTAAAAAACTCTTTGCTTGCCGCATCAGAACAAACAAATGCTCAGTTTGAAAAAATGCTTTTTACGCTAGGTCAAATCTTTACATCAATTAAGAATAACGCAGTAATGATTTTCGGAGCTATACAGAATAAAATTGAGGACACGGTCTCAAGCAGGGGATTCCGAACCTTTATAATTGATGTAACAGATTCTTTGTATGTCTTAGGCTCAGTTGGATATAATGTTTTCAATGGGCTTATTGATTTATTGAGTAGTCCAGTTTTCTGGGGCTTTTTTAATCTAATGATTGTTGGAGTTAGCATGATTACGCAAGGACTAGGATGGCTATTAACAACTATAGGAAGTGTCATTAATTTTATTGCACAGGGATGGAGCATAATACAGCCTTTATTAATCACTAGTATTGTATTGTGGGGGTTATACAAAGCTGCTATTTTAGCAGGTGTTGCAATTACTGCTATTCAAGTTAGTTGGACAGCTCTGCAAGCATTTTGGACTAATTTATTAAATGGTTCATTATTAACAAATATAATGATGAATATAGCAGCAAAAGTATCTACAGATGCTTTAAGTGGTTCTATGTTACTTCTAATTACTACTATAGTAATGGTTGTAGCTACAATAGCTCTAGTAATAGCAGCAGTTTTCGTAGGAGTAGCAGTTTTTAATCATTTCGCAGGGACTAGTGTATCTGCGATAGGTGTTGTCGCAGGTGCAATATCAGTAGCAGCAAGTTTCATAGGTAATATATTTATCGCAGTAGGAAACTTATTGATAGATGTTGTAGCTTTAATTTATAACACACTTGCAAGCTTGGCTGAGTTTATGGCTAATGTATTTAAAGACCCTTTAGGTTCAATAGTTAGATTATTTTCAAGTATGGCTAAAGTTGTATTAGATATAATTAATAGCATAGCAAGTGCGATTGATGTTGTGTTTGGTTCAAATCTTTCGAGTGTGGTAAGTGGTTGGTCAAATAACCTACAAAGCTGGACAGATAAAGTCGCAGGGGAAGCTAAAATAAAAGTAGAAAGAATTGACCCTTCATCTTTACATTTTGACAGATTTAATTATGGAAAAGCATGGGATGCAGGGTATAAATGGGGCGATAAACTAGAAACTAACATAAAAGATAAATTTGATATTAGCAAAATAGCCGAAAAAGCAAAAAAAGATTTAGGATTAGACGATTTATGGGATAAAAAGTATGGGTTAGGAGATGGATTTGGTTCAGCAGGGCTTAATTCTCCACTTGGAGATGCAGCAAAAGGAGCAAAAGACACTGCAGGAAACACTGCAAAAATGGCTAAAACAATGGATAAAAGCCAAGAAGATTTAAAATACTTAAGAGACATTGCAGAACAAGAAGTAATAAACAAGTATACAGGAGTCAACATTAAAATTGACATGAACAATACAAACAACATAAATAGTGAGGCAGATGTAGATGGAATAGTAAATGTACTAACTGAAAAATTAAATGATGCTATGGTTGTATCAGCAGAAGGAATAGTTTAGGAGGGGTTTAAATGGCTTATGACTTTTATTTAGATGGAGTACAATTACCAATCCCTCCACCCAAGTTAGAAATTAAAGTGACAAACAAAAATAAAACAGTTGATTTGATAAACACTGGAGAAGTAAACATACTAAAAAAAGAAGGATTATCTGAAATAAGTTTTGAAGCAGAGTTTACACATAATAAACTACCTTTTTGTAGAGGTCAATTTAGAGATGTTCAATTCTTTTTAAGTAAGCTAGAATTACTAAAAACTGATTGTAAGCCATTTCAATTTATTGTATCTCGTGAGTTAGGTAACAAGGTCTTATTTAACACTAATATAAAAGTATCTCTTGAAGAGTATGCTATTTCAGAAGATGCAGATAATGGCTCAGATACAAAAGTTGCAATAAAATTAAAGCAATATAGAGATTACTCAACTAAAAAGTTAGTTATTGCCCCTCCTAAAAATGAGACTGATAGACCTAATGTAAAGATAGAGCCAAAACGAGTTGATTCAGTCAATGCCACAAACACTAAAACTAAAACATATACAGTAAAAGCAGGGGATAGCCTTTGGTCAATTTGTCAGAAACAACTTGGTAATGGTTCATTATATAAGAAAGTATACGAACTAAATAAATCTATGATGGATAAGGCAAATAAGGGCAAAAACTTAAGTAAATACACTATTTATAAAGGGCAGGTGTTAAAACTTGGTTGATGAATTAGTGTTAGCAAATGATAGAGATGTAAGGTTAGTAATAGCTCATTGGGAAGATTTCTACGAACCTGCTGTCATTGATGGTATCACATGGGAGATAGAAAGAAGAGGAACACCTTCTAAGTTAGAATTTACAATAGTTATGGATGATATATTAGAGTTTTGCGAAGGAAATTCTGTAAGGCTGTATTATAAAGGAATAGGTATCTTCTATGGATATATATTTCAGAAGAAAAGAGATAAAGAAAATCACATTAAAATTGTTGCTTACGACCAGCTAAGATATTTTAAGAATAAAGATACTTATGTATATAGTAATAAAACTGCAAGTGAACTTGTAAAAATGTTGGCTAAAGATTTTAATTTAAAATACAATGTCATAGAAGATACTAAGTATAAAATATCTAGGATAGAAGAAAATAAAACACTCTTTGATATGATTTTAACTGCACTAGATGATACTCTAAGAGAGAAAAAGGAAATGTATACCTTGTATGATGATTTTGGAAGAATAACATTAAAGAATGTTGCATCAATGAAACTGGATACTGTCATGAACAATGATGTCATAGAGGACTTTGACTATAATTCAAGTATAGATAGTGATACTTATACAAAAATCAAACTTGTAAGAGACAACGAGGAGTCAGGAAAAAGAGATGTGTATATTGCTCAAGACTCTACACATATGAGGAGTTGGGGAATACTTCAAATGTTTGAGACAGTTGATAAAAATATGAATGAAGCAGAGATAAAACAAAAGTGTGATATACTTCTAAAACTATATAATAAGAAAACTAAGTCATTAAGTTTAAAAAATGCACTTGGAGATATTAGAGTGAGAGCAGGTTGTTTAGTACCTGTTTTTTTAAATCTAGGAGATATTAAACTTCAAAATTATATGCTAGTTGAGAAAGTAAAACATACTTTTGAAAATAACAGTCACTTTATGGATTTGACTCTTGTTAATGGAGATGAATTTGCTTCTTATTCTTCAAGCTCATATTCAAGTGGAAATACTAACAATAAGGATGAAAAGAAAAATGGTCCTGCACAAAGTATTACGAAAAAAAATACAGGTAAAAAAGTTCCTGCTATATTTACTGCATATTATCCAGGGAACAATGCAATGGAAGGCGGAAAAACAGATTGCAATGGAAAGCCACTTGATGTAAAATCAAGAACTGTTGCTGGTCCAATGAATCGAGAAGGAGTTAAGAAAACTTGGTATACTGATGATTTTCTAAAGAAACATCCAGTTTTTGAATATGGAGATAAAGTAAAAATTATACTTCCTGGTACTGCCTATGACAACAAAGTATATACAGTTAAAGATAATGGAGGAAGAATATATGTTGAAACAAACGGAACATATCATATAGATGTACTATTAGCTAATGCTAGTGAATGTAAAAAATTTGGTAGAAAGAATGGCTATATAATTATAGGTGGAGATGAAGAACAAACATATCAAGTTGAAGGTAATAACCAAAGTAGTACAAATAATAACTCTAAAGAAGATAAATTAATTAGTATAGCAAAAAGTAAACTGGGTTGTAATTATGTGTATGGAGCAGAAGGTCCTAATAATTTTGATTGCAGTGGGTTTACTCAATGGTGTTATAAACAAATAGGTATAAAAATTCCTCGTACTGCTTCTGCACAAAGTAAAGCAGGAAAAGCAGTAGATTTAAAAGATAGAAGCAAGTGGAAAGCAGGAGACTTATTATGTAGAATTGGAGGAGGAAGTAGTAATCATGTTGTAATGTATATTGGAAACAATCAAATAATTCATTCACCACAAACAGGAGATGTGGTAAAAATAGAGTCTGTTAATTCTTATAGAAAAGGAAAAGCATACACACATGTGAGAAGATTTATATAAGTGAGGTGGCAATATGAGCCAAGATTTATTACAGATAATAAAAAAAGCTGCAATGGATGCAGTAGAAACAAGCAACCCAATGAGGGTTGTATTTGGAACAATAGAAAGTATTAGTCCTCTAAGAGTTAAGATAGAACAAAAACTATCTATTGGTGAAATTTTTCTAATGCAAACAGATACATTTAAAAGATATACAGATAAAAAAATAGGAGATAAATTAGTCTTAATTCGTATGCAAGGAGGGCAACAATACTTGATTTTAGATAGGATGTGATAAAGTGTTACCAAGTGATAATTTAGATTATGATATTGAAGATGTATCAATAATTAATTTTGATGTAAGACAAGAGCCAAGTAAGACATTTAAACTTCATATAGAAAAGTCTAAGATTGATGGTATTTGTGATGATGTAGAAGCATTAAAACAGACCATCTTTTTGATTTTAAACACAGAGAGATACCAACATCTAATATATAGTTGGAATTATGGAGTCGAGTTGAACGACCTTATTGGAGAGCCTATATCCTTTGTAATACCAGAGTTAGAGAGAAGAATCAAAGAAGCACTAATTCAAGATGATAGGGTTGAAAATGTAGATAATTTTGAGTTTGAAAATATAAAGGGTAAAGTACAATGTAGATTTTCAGTTCATACAAAATATGGAAATATAAAAGCAGAGAAGGTGGTGAGTGTATAATTGTTTGAGTTAATGACATTTGAAAATATAATTAAAAGAATGTTAGATAGTGTACCTAACACACTTGATAAGAGAGAAGGTTCTATAATATACAATGCCTTGGCACCAGTTGCAGTGGAGCTTACAGAAACATATATTGCTATGGATGAATTACTAGACCAAACATTCGTAGATACTGCTAGTTATTACTATTTAGAGAAGAGATGTAAAGAGCGAGGAATTCCCCCTTTCCCAGCCACTAATACAATTGCTAAAGGAGTTTTTAACATAGATATTCCACTTGATTCTAGGTTTAATCTAGGAGAATACAATTATATTGCAATTGAGAGAATATCTGAAAAAACATATAAAATGAAATGTGAAACTGCTGGACCTATATTTGAGTTAGGAAAACTAATACCTATTGAATATATAGATGGTCTTGAAACTGCTGAACTAACTGAAATCTTGATAAATGGAGAGGATGAAGAGTCAGAAGATAGTTTAAGACAAAGATATTATGATAGCCTAAATTCACAGAGCTTTGGTGGGAATATACAAAACTATAAAGATGAAGTTAACAAAATACAAGATGTTGGAGGAGTTAAGGTTTATCCTGTGTGGGACGGTGGAGGAACTGTTAAGTTAGTAATAATTAACTCTAATTTCAAAGTACCATCAGGGGATTTAGTTAATTTAGTGCAAGAAGAAATTGACCCAATTGGACATCAAGGACAAGGCTTAGGATTAGCACCAATAGGGCATAAAGTTACTGTTACAGGTGTTGTAAGTACAACTATAAATATATCAGCAGAGATAACATACAAAAATGGCTACACTTGGGAGAATATAAAATCAATTGCAGAAGAAGCAATAGACGACTATTTAAATGAACTTAACATGAGTTGGGAAGATGAAGAAAACTTAATAGTCCGTATATCTCAAATTGAAACTAGATTACTTAGTATAGATGGAGTGTTAGATATTACAAACACAATGATAAATGATGTTAAATCTAATCTAACAATAGATAGTAACAGTATAGTAGTGAGAGGTGAGGTAGTTGGATAAAGAGATTAATCTAATAAATTACTTACCACAAATTCTACAAGATAAAGAAGAATATATAAAAGTATTTAATGTAGAAAACAAAGAAATAAAAACACTACATGAAAAATTAAATGACCTATCAAGTGACCAGTTTTTAGAGGATTTAACTCCAAGTGGTATAAAAAGATGGGAAAAGATAATGTCTATAACTCCTAAAAGTAATGAGAGTTTAGAAGATAGAAGGTTTAGGATTTTTAGTAAATATATAAGTAAACTACCTTACTCAGAGAGATTTTTAAGGAACTGGCTAGATAATGTAGTTGGAGAAGGCAATTATGAATTAACTATTAATAATGCTACTTATAACATACACCTTGAGAGTGATGCTAGAAATCAAGATTGGTTTGAGGAAGTTCATTCTTTTGTAAGTAATATTAAGCCATGTAACATGACACTAGATTACACTAGAGTGCTTATAAGCAAAGACAATTATATGAATTTTGGTATAACAACCTTAATGGGTCAAGAAATAACTATATACCCTTGGAGTCCACCAGATATAGAAACTTATGGAGAAATTGATGTATTAACTGGCAATGGAGTTGGATACCAAGAGGTAACAATATTTTAGGAGGTGATATATTGGCTATAGATAAAAGTTATTACACTATAATTACAGATGTAGGGAAAGCAAAGATAGCAAATGCAAGTGTCACAGGTAATAAAGTGGGATTTGTAAAAATTCAACTTGGTGATGGAGGAGGGAGGGAATATACTCCAACTGAGAGTCAGACAGCTCTCAAAAATGTGGGATGGGAAGGCAATATCGGAAATACAACTACAGATGAAACTGCACCAAATTGTATAATATTAGAGAGTTTAATACCATCAAGTGTAGGCGGGGTTATGATAAGAGAAATAGGATATTTAGATGATGAAAATAATTTAATTGCCATTTCTAAATACAAAGAGTGTTATAAACCTTCTATAGAACAAGGTGCAGTGGTAGACATGAAGGTTAAAACTGTGCTTATTGTATCTAATGTAAATAATATAGAACTTAAAATTGACCCAACAATAATCTTTGCAACACTCAAAGATATACAAGACTTAGAAACTAAAATAGGTACTGTTAATACTAAAATTGATACAACTAAAACAGAATTAACAAGCAACATAGAAACTACTAAAACAGAGCTAAACACTAGAATTGACACAGAAAATGAGAAACAAAATATTAAAATTGACCAACTTATTGCAGGTGGCTCTAATGTGGCATCTACTCAAATAATAACAATTGACGATTGGGTTGAGGATGCAGAAAATGGATTCAAAGCAACTGTAACACATAGTTTATTAACACAGAGAATAGTTGTAAATATTATAGATGCTACTACAAAAGAAAATGTAGTTACAAACTTTAAAATTATAGATGATAATTCTATTGAGATTAGAAGTGAAACAAGGTCAGAATTAAACGTTTATGTGATAAATGGAAATGCAGAAACTCATTTTATTAATGCAACTGTAGATGATAACAGAGTGTCTGAAATGACTACTTATTCGTCTAAGAAAATCGAAGATAGGCTGATTAATTTAGAAGAAAAAGTAAATGGTGGTTTATCTAGTATTACAACAAATGTGAATAATATGTTACCTATATAGAAAGGAGAATATTGAAATGGCTAAGATTTATGACTTTAACCGTAGATATGCTGAACAAACTGTTACTTTACCACGTGGCAAGTACTTACTTGAATGTTGGGGAGCAGCAGGTGGTGGAGGCAGTAGCTTAGCTGACTCTAATTTACGTTCTAAAGGAGGGTATAGTAAAGGCGAACTTACATTAAAAAAAGAAACTACCTTGCATGTATATGTTGGATACAGTGGTCTAGACAGTCTGCATTCAACCCCGTTTAATGGAGGAGGAAAGGCGCTAATACACGAAAGTGACAGTAATAAAAATATCGTCTATTGCCATGGAGGAGGAGCGACTGATATTAGACTCGTTGGAGGGCAATGGGATAATGAGCAAAGTCTTTTATCTAGAATAATTGTAGCAGGTGGAGGTGGTAGAAATAATTTTGGAACAAAAGGTGGAGATGGTGGTGGTAGCAACGGTGGTTCTACCGAATACAGCAAGGGAGGAACAAATACAGGTGGAGGGAAAGGCATAAACGGAACTGATGGTTCATTTGGGAAAGGAGGAAGCGGAATATCCAGTGGTGAATATTCAAAGCAAGGAGGAGGTGGAGGAGGATGGTATGGTGGAGGAAGTGGTGGTGCTGCTGGTGGTGGAAGTGGCTATGTTTTAACAGAAAATAGCTATAAGCCAGCTGGATATATACCAACCAAAGAATATTGGCTAGAAAATACTTCTATGACTGTTGGTGGAGGTATTGCAGGAGGAGATGGAAAAGCTAAAATAACGCTATTGCAAGGAGTACCTTTTCTCGTTATTAGTTCTTATACATCAGAACAGGCTATTTTTACAGCAGAACATACAGAAGAAAATAAACTATCTAAAATTGAATGTTTTATAGATGATGTATTAAAAGAAACTTTTACTACAGATTTATACTTAGAAAAAACTATTAACTATACACTTGAAGATAATGCACTTCATACACTTAAAATAGTTGTTACAGATATTAATAACATGACTTATGAGCAAGTTGTTACTATAAGTAAGAGTATAATGCCACTACCAGCTGATGCTAATTTACAAGATATATCAACTAAGTTAGCAGAGATTGGAGAAAGTTTCAAAAGTGGTAAAACAAGTATTATAAATACTTTAGCATTAAAGAATATAGAGGCAAGTTTGAATAATACGCTAGTGGAGTTATCAGAGAAAATAAAAACAAGTTTTGATAGTGGAGATGCTAGTGTGCAGGATTTGATGAATCAGTTAACACAAGCTAATAATACTATATCACAGTTAAATTCTAAGTATAAATATGCCAGTGGTACTATTGATGTTGTTAAAAATAGTTCTTTAATGGCTAATTTATATGGAGAGTCCTTTGGTAGACAACCTGGTACTTGGCTTAAGATTGATAATTTAGGTTTTATTCCTAATATTTTTGTTGCTGAATGTCAATATGTTACTTCTAATAATTATTTTTTTAAACATATTGTTGTTGCTACTTGTAATATAAATTGGTTTTGGGATAAAAAAGATTTTTCGGCTAGAATTGTATTTACTAAAGAAAAAAATTCTAATCAAGATTTTAGTGGAAGTGGAATTATTTATTCAAATAATGAGCGTGATGTATATATAAATAATAAAGGCATTAATGTTCCTGCAAGTAGTCCCAATGTTTCTAGTTACCTACATTCTTGGCATGCTATAAAATTTATATAAAAGAGGTGATAAAATGAATAGAGCAAATAGAATAATTTACGACCAAACAGGCAAAATGCTTCTCCAAACAGGAGAAGCAACAGGGGATGTATTGGAGTATGATACAATAACAGAATTGCATTGCATTGATATTCCGTATGGAAGTATAGATTATACTAAAAATAGAATTATAGGTATAAATATAGAAACAAAAGAACCAATTTTGGAAGAAATACCAATATTCGTTACAGAAGAAGAAAAGAGAATACAAGAGTTAGAAAACCAATTATTACTAAATGAAAATGAAAAAGTAGGAGGATTATTATAATGAATATAAATAATGTTGTAGTAAGAATATTAGCAGAGAGGATTTTAAGTAGAGGCTTAAATCCTCTAAAAAATCGAGAATTTGAATTAGATGATGTAACTAATGTAGAATACAGAAAAGCTGTAGAGGATTATATAATTAGAGAAAGTGGAGTAGTCGAAGAAGCAGAACCAACTATATAGAGGGTTCTTTTTTATTGAAAGAAGGTGACTAAATGACTTTTAAAGAGTTAGTTAATAAAGTTAGAAATCTTGTATTAGAAGCAAAGAATGTAACTATAGAAGATACAGAAAACTTATTTGAAAGTGATAATGTTGAGGGAGCATTGAAAGAATTGGCAACAGAGGTAAATGGACAGAGAGCAAAAGGAATTACAATAGCAAATGATTTAATAGATATGATATAAGCGAGGTGAAAATATGACGGAAAAATTAACTGATAATGCTAGTTTAAGAGAACTTATGACAACACTACAAGGTGTACAAACTGATTTTCAGAATGGCAAAAGTAATATAACAACTGTGTTGGGGAGCCCATTTTTAAACACAGATAAATTAGATATAACTAAAACAAAAATAGAAACATTAAAAAGTGCATTAGTGAATAATTTAATATATAAAGGAGTGTCAGCAAGTACACAAAGTTCATTTACTGATTTAATTAATGCGATAAATTTTATAGTGCAGTCAATATTAATTGTTAAATGCAAGGGTACAGGAAGAATAGAAGAAGTAAACAATCCGTACGTTATTTATAATGACAAACCTAATATCAAAGGTTGTTTAAAGATTAAAGGAACTTTAGAAGTTTATAAAAATTGGGCTACTTTTGCAAGTGCTAGACTAGAAATAATATATGGAGAAAAAAAAGAATATATTTATCTTTCATGTGATGCTACTGCTAGTGGTCGTTCTACGAATTTTGAAAAAGATATAATTGTAAATAATGATACACAATTAAAAATACAAGTGTTATTAACAGATGTTGGAACGGGGAATAGTTCTACTGCAAAAGCTTACACATCAGTTTCTGACGTTACACTGTTAAGATAGGAGATTAGGTATGAAAAAACAATTTTATTACGATTCTTTAGAGGAAAAAGAAAAAATAATTAATGAAAATAACAATTTATATGTAATAGAGTTATCAGAAACATTAAAAGGTAAATATATAATTTTGTCAGATAATCCAATATACGAAAAACTTAGTTATGAAGAATTAGAAAATGAGTTGTTAACAAACGAATTAAAAGGCGAAATTTTATAACAGTAACTATTTGTTGAGAAATGGTTACTTTATAAAATAGAAAAGTGATTGAATTTAAACAATTTTTACAAGATATATATAGTATAGATAAATTTATTTTAAATAGAAAAAGAAGCAAAATAAACAAGTATAAGACTTTTTAGTAACCATTTCTCAACAAATAGTTACTAAAAATAGAAAGGTGATATTTTTTATGATAGAAAAATTAAACGCAAATGCAAGTTTAAGTGACTTAATAACCGCTTTTGAAAATAGTACAAATGAGATTAAAACAATTTCAAATACATTAAAGCAAACTCTAATAAATAAAAATATAAAAGTATTAGATACGGACAAATTAAGTAGTTTAGTCGATAAAGTAGATAAGTTAAAAGCTCAAGAATTTGGTGTAAGAATAAATAAGTTGGATGAAAATCCAGATACTTGTGTAAGTTATCTAGGAGATGCAATAGGAATGACTCCTGCTAGTGTTGGTAGTTATGGTAGTTGGGATACTATAGATTTTATTAGAAACATAAAGCCATGTGGATTTAAAGATGGAATAGTAACAAAGTATATTAAAAAAGAAAATTTTAATATGTATGAAGATGGAACTAATGTAGAAGATGACACAGATGTTATGATTGAATTTCCTAAATTTTATTGGAAAATACAGAGTTCTGATAATTACATGGATATATTTATATCTAAAACAAAATTAGATGATGATTACGAATGTCCAGCACATTTAATTGGTAGTACAGAAAAAGAATTTATTTATATAGGTGCTTATCTTGCATATTTAGAAAATAGTAAATTAAGAAGTAAAAAGAATGTTAGTCCAACAATAGCTTCATATTCATCTTTTAAAAGTATAAGTACTAAATATTTAGGTTATGACATATTAGACCATCAATGTATGTTAATGTTACAAATTTTATTTATTATAATCTTTAAATCTATAGATTGTAAAAAACTAGGTATCGGATATGGTTCTTATATTGGAGGTCATTATAAATCAAATGGGATAAACACAGGAGGTTCCAGTTTTAAAGGGATGTTATATGGAGAACAAAATGGAGATGAACAAATAAAGTTTTTAGGTGTAGAAGATTTATGGGGTAATTATCAACAAATAACTAGCAGATGTACAGCAACATCACAAAATGGTTGTGTATGTATCGAAGTAACAAAAAGAGATGGAAAAAGAATTTTGAGTAGTATAGGAAGAAAAGTAGGAGTAGTAACAGATGTTTTAGGAGGAACAAATACAGGTTTTTTAGTGAAAAATATGATAGAAAATGCAGGTGGAGAACCACAAGATACTAGATATTATAAATGTTGGGCAAGTTTAGACGAAAGAATGCCAAGACATTATGTTGGATTTAATTATAGTGAAAATAGTAGATATTATGGTTTATTTTCATCTTTTTTTCAAAGCGATCATACAGCATCAACAAGACTAATTTTTATAGGAGAAGACAATCAAAATACACTAAAAACAATTCAAGAAGATGAATTGCTGTTTGTAGAAAATGAAAAAGTTGGAGGAATATTGTAATGATAGATGGAGTAGTTGTAAGAATACTGGCAGATAGAATATTAAATAAGGGATTAAATCCTCTAAAAAATAGAGTATTTGAACTTGATGATGTTACTAACACAGAATATAGGATAGCAGTTGAAAACTACATTATAGAACATAGTGAGGTAGTAGAAGGAGCAGAACTTACAAAATAGGTAATGTTCTTTTTTTAATACAAAGCAATAGGAGGTTTTCATGAATGAAGAACTTGTGAAAGAAAAAATAAGTACACTTGAAACAAGAGTAAAAGAACACAGCAAACAAATTGATAGAATCGAGATTGAGCAAGCAAAGTTTGCTATACAAATACAAAACCTATGTAGTGATATAAAAAATCTGACAGGAGTACTCAAGTGGCTTGTAGGAGTTATAATTACAACTTTAGTAGGGTTCTTTATATTTGCCATACAGAAAGGAATATTTTAATTAATTAGGAGGATAAGAGATGGATAATTTAATAAGTTTCATACCAGAGC